GTCTGACGGTTACAGCAAAGTCGCCCTTCGCGAAAGCGCAGCTACTGGGGCTTATGCAAGTTTTGACCTTAGCACAGCGTCTGTTATTGAGACAGGAAACGCGATAGGGATTGTAGTTTCTAACGCTACAATTACAAACGTTGGGAGCGGCTGGTATCGCATCTCCATGACCTGCACTAACAGCGTTGCTAATCAAACAAACGGGTTTGGCCTGTGGTTTCTTTCGCCGTCCTACACAACTGGCCAACCAAACGGTCAGAATTGGGCTGGCAACGGCACCAGCGGGTTCCTCATCTGGGGCGCACAACTCGAAACAGGCTCCACGGCTACGGCTTACCAGCGCGTTGTGTCCCAATACGACGTGACCGAAGCGGGTGTGTCCGCGCTGTCCTACCTCGCGTTTGACGGTGTGGATGACTTCCTCGTGACCCCCACCATCACGCCGGGGATTGATAAGGCGCAGGTGTTCGCTGGGGTGCGGAAGCTGAGTGATGCGGCGGCTGGTGCGCTTGTTGAGTTGAGTGCAAATGTCGGCGCGAACGCTGGGTCGCTTTGGTTGTTTGCCCCCGGCTCGTCTGGAGGCCCAGTTGCCTTTGACTGGTTTACTAGAGGGAATGCTGGTGTCGCAGTGGGGCAAACAATTACCCCAAGCGTGGCAACCTACCCAGCACCCGGCACGTTTGTTCTAACTGGGACTGGCGACATTGCTGCTGACAACAAGGTTCTCCGTGTGAATGGGGATGTCGCAGGGACAAACACCGCAGACCAAGGCACAGGCAACTTCCTCGCCTACCCACTCTACATCGGTCGCCGTGGTGGCACGACGCTGCCCTTCTCAGGCAACATCTACTCCCTCATCGTCCGCTTCGGCGCGAACCTGACGGCAGACCAGATCACATCCACGGAGACGTGGGTCAACGGTAAAACGCGAGCGTATTGATATGCCTAGAATTACATGTGCAGCCCCCCAAGCCCTCGTCTATTCGGCTAATCAGCTTGCGATGTGCCTCGCCTTTGGCCCCGCCGATGGTCACACCTACGTCGGCCTGAACTGGCAGGACAGCCTAGGTAACCTCTACGCTGCCACGTCCTTCGAGGCCCGCGATGAGTGGATCACCTTCGCGCAGGCTCCCCTTGTGCGCCCCGCATGGGACACGGATGAGATCATCGACATGGTCGCAGCGGAGCGCGCTCAGGCTGCTTTGGTCTACTCGACCGATCCGTTCCCTGCCATCCCCGCGAACCTGTCGGCACTAAGCGGACCTAACGGCCCGGAGGCTTTGGCCCTGATGGGGCTGACTGCCTATACAACGGATGGACAGTGAGGTATAAGACATTATGGCTGGTCTGACACTCCTTCGCGTCGTCGGTAACGACCAACTCGTTCGCGCCGAGCGGGAGCGGGCTGAGAAAGAACTTGCCGACCGTCAGTCTAGCCCCGTCATGCTTGGCATCACGGCCTATCTCAAGCAGTGCTGGGACGCAGCACGCATCGCTCGGGACCCGATTACTGACATCATGCTCAAGGCCATGCGGCAGCGGAACGGCGAGTACGAGGCCGATACGCTCAAGGCGATCAAGGACCAAGGTGGTTCCGAGGTCTACATGATGATCACCGAGGTCAAGTGCCGGGCGGCCGAAAGCTGGCTGCGCGATATCCTGCTGGATAGCGGCACGCCCCCGTGGGACCTGCAGCCCACCCCAATCCCGGACCTGTCGCCCAAAGAGGCGGAGGAGCTTCAGCTTGCCTTTGCCGAACGGGTCATGGAGGTTCTCCAAGGCAGCGGGCAGGCACCTAGCCGCGCCCAGCTTGCCGAGCTCAAGGAAGTGGTGGGGCAGGAGTTCCGCTTCAAAATCCTGCAGGCGGCGCAGAACCGCGTCGACCGGATGCGGATCAAGATCGAGGACCAGTTCGTCCAAGGCGGCTGGGCTGATGCGTTCAACGAGTTCATCACCGATCTCGTCACGTTCCCGGCGGCGTTCATCAAGGGGCCGATCGTCCGACGTCAGCGCTACCTCAAGTGGTCTGGGTCTACATTGCAGCCCGGTGAGCGCATCGCCCCGGAGTACGAGCGCGTTAGCCCGTTCAACATCTATCCCGAGCCGGGGATCACGCGCATCAACGACGGGTACATCTTCGAGTACCACGAGATGACCCGCACTCAGATGGCCGATCTTATCGGCGTGCCGGGCTATGACGACGCCGCTATCCGCAAGGTCCTTGAGATCGGCAACACTCAGTCGTGGGTGCAGGAGTGGCAGAAAGACTCCCGCGAGGATGCGGAGCGCAAGTTCCACACAGAACTGCGGCCGACCGAGGTTTACGACGCCCTTGAGTTCTGGGGCAAGATCAACGGCCGGATGCTCCAAGAGTGGGGCATGTCTGAGGAAGAGGTCCCCGATCCGGATCGCGAGTACGACGCGAACATCTGGGCGGTGGGTAACTACATCATCAAGGCTGTGCTGAACTACGACCCGCTGGGCGAGAAGCCCTACGCCAAGACGTCGTTCATCAAGCAACCCGGCGCCTTCTGGGGCAAGGGTATTCCCGAGATAATCGAGGACATCCAGAACGTCTGTAACGCGGCTGCTCGGTCTCTGGTCAACAACATGGCTATCGCCTCCGGTCCGCAGGTCGAGGTCAACCTCGAACGCCTGCCGCCCAACGAGGACATCACCCAGCTGCGCCCGTGGAAAATCTGGCAGGTGCTCAACGATCCGCTGGGCTCGAGCGCTCCGGCGGTGCGGTTCAACCAGCCTAACGACAACGCCAACACACTGGTCGGGGTCTACGACCGGTTCTCTCGCATGGCTGACGACCACAGCGGCATCCCGGCCTACATCTACGGGGACACCAACGTGCAGGGGGCTGGGCGCACAGCCTCTGGCCTGTCCATGCTGATGGGTTCGGCAGGCAAGGGCATCCGGCAGGTGGTGATGCACATCGACAACGACGTGCTCAAGACCATCGTGCACCGGCAGTTTGTTTACAACATGCGCTATGATCCAGACGAGTCCATTAAGGGCGACGCACAGGTCGTGGCGCGCGGGGCAGTGAATCTCGCGGTCAAGGAGACGGTCAACGTCCGCCGCGTGGAGTTCCTTAACGCGACTGCAAACGAGTTCGACATCAACATCATCGGCACCGACGGCCGCGCAGCACTGCTGCGCGAGGTGGCTAAGGGCCTGCAGATGCCGGTCGACGACATCGTTCCGTCGCGCGAGAAGCTGGCGATGAAGGCGCGTACTGCTACGGCGTCGCAGATGCCCGCACCCGGCGGCGGTCAGCCCGCCATGGAGAATACCGATCTCGCTGGTGCACCCGCTGGCGGGACCAACTTAATAAACGGGGGGCCGCAGTGAAGCAGGCCACCCCCGAAGTCATCCACGCGCTGGCCAACAGCGTCCGTCAATACCCAGTCCTCCTAGAGTGGATGGGAGAGTGGCGGATGTCTGAGCTTGAACGGCTGCCCAGCGTTGGAGCCCAGAACGTGACACTTGCACAGGGGCGGTGTCAGGTTCTGACTGAGCTATTTCGGCTCATGAGCGAGTCCCCTGACTTAGCAGCAAAGCCCCGTAGGGGCAGCTGATCCACCACGCACACCCGAGAGGAGCGTTCACGATGGCTATTCCAGAACAAATTCGCAAGCAGTCCGAGGCTGTTGCAAAGCTGTATGAGGACCTTAACCCCGAGCCCGGCACCGCCGCGGCGGGGACTGATGTCCTTGAGGCTGAGCCTGCCGACGGTGCGGGTGAGGTTGTCGCTGAACCGGCGCCCGCCGAGCAAGGGCGATCCGGTACCCCCAAGGAAGAACAGACCTACGAACAGCGCTGGCGGTCCCTTCAGGGAATGTACAACGCTGACACTACTCGCCTCCGGGCAGAGAACAATCAACTGGGCCAACGCGTCACGCAGCTAGAACAGCTGTTGTCGTCGCTCTCTGCTCCCCAGCAGTCACCTGCACAGGTTGCGGCGGAGAAGCTCATCACCAACAAGGACGTGGAAGAGTACGGCGATTCTATCGAGGTTATGCGGAGGGCTGCCCGTGAGGAGCTCTCTGCGGCTAACCAGCAGATCGCCCGACTTGAAAAGATGGTCATGCAGTTGCAGGCCAACGTCGTCCCCAAGGTCGAGGGCGTGGTCCAGCGTCAGGCGTTGAACGCCGAGCAAATGTTCTGGTCGGAGTTGTCGGCGGAAGTCCCGGACTGGCGTGAGATTAACGCCGATCAGGATTTTCACAGCTGGCTGCTGGAGGTTGATCCTCTGTCGGGCATGACCCGTCAGACCTACCTCGATGCGGCGCAGGGACAACTCGACGCGAAGCGAGTCGCAGGTTTCTTCCGGACGTGGCAGTCTATGAATAGCGGTTCTGTTGCTCAGAAAACTCGGACCGTAACTGCTTCCCAACTCGAACGTCAAATTGCCCCCGGGCGTGGTCGCACTACTGCGACTACTACTGTGGGTAACGACGTTAAGTCATTCTCACGCACTGACGTCGCCAAGTTCTTTGACGATGTTCGTCGTGGTGTGTATAAAGGTCGGGAGCAGGAGCGTGACCGGATCGAGCGCGACATCTTCGCTGCACAGCGAGAGGGTCGTATCACCTAAAACTGCCTAAGTGAAAGGACACCACATGGGCTATCCTGTCTCCGCCGGCCGCCCGGACTACTCGGGGAACTTCATCCCCGAAATCTGGTCGGGCAAACTCATCGAGAACTTCTACGACGCCACCGTGCTCGCAGCGATCTCGAACACCGACTACGAAGGCGAAATCCGCCGCATGGGCGATACGGTCAACATCCGTACCCAGCCCAACATCACCATCCGTGACTACGTCAAGGGTCAGAACCTGACCGTT